TTCATTTGCGCTATCCTCAATGGCTCCTATACACTTAGCGGCAATACTCAACTGAGTGCCATCTATATATCTCAATTCAGTTAATGGTATATTTCCTTTAGTATTCTCTATAACACCAACCTCAGACTGCTCTGTTGAGCCCATCCTTACGTTCATAGCGTCTACATACTCACCTTCAGGTAATAAGCGTTGGTCTACTACCTTATTCATTCTACCTGCTATGAAGTTCCTTGAAAATTTTGCCATATTATTTAATTACTTTGTCCATACCTCTTAGATTCATTAATAATCTTCCCGGATGGATATTACTGATTCTTATTTTTGCATTTCTAAGTAACGAAGACTTGTCTTTTCTAGCACGATTTACAACATACTCTTGAGTGTTAAACTTTGAGTTAAGCAACTCGTATTTGATAGCAGCATAAACGTAATGCTCAAACAGCTTATTTACAGATACCAAAGACTCATCTCCATTCTCCATACCATCTGATATATACTCAAGTATGCAAGACTCTCCTGACATACTTGAATCAAAGTTAATCACCCCTGCCTTCTTGTCAATATTGAATGTAGGGTTGAAATTAGCCGTTTCTGTGTTCAATCCAAAGCTTGCACCTATTGAGCAGTCAAAATACCAATTTCCGTCTACATTCCATCCCGACTGCCCATTAAACTGATTCCCTTGATTAAGGTAAATACTTTTCTTTGTGTTATGTAGCCTATCGTAGTCTATCTCTGAGTTTTGCGGCTGAAGTATATTCCCATTCTGATCAAACAAAATGTTCCCTTTGTTGTCCTGCAAGTAAGCATTTGATGAAAGCGTTTGAATGTTCTCAGTCAATGGTCTTAATAAACCATCCTTGTATAAAGATATCCTAACCCAATTCACAAAGTCAGAAGGAAGAACATATCTTAAAGAATCGGCTACAGATAACTGCAATACTTTAATTTCTTTGAAAGCATCATAGTTCAATTCCTGTATCGCTCTTTTAGCGTGGAACAATATCTTGTACCTCTCTTCATTATTAACTAACGAATGATTACCAGTGTGCATCAACAAGAAGTTGGTTACAATATCTTGTAAACTTACATATTGGTATGAGCCCCAATTGGCATCCTGTGGGGCAACCCCATTATTGTCATAATACTCGTATTGTGATATATAAGCCATAAGGTAATATATTTATTACTGTTGCATACTGAATGTAGGCTGTTCGTGTTGCTGCTGAGCAGTACCAAACTGAGATATCTCAATTTCACGAATAACAATACCACAGTATTCTAAAATCTTTGTTACTAATTTATACTCATCCTCTGTAGGCAACTCAAAATCTTGATAGTCAGGTTGTGATTGGTTGAATACAGGATCTCCGCTTGAAAGTGTGCTGTAAGTCCATTTTGGAACTTTAGGATACCTGAAATAGTCGCATCTTATAGCTCCATACCCAACAATACTACTTGGGAATACAGATATAGCATCGCCATTTAGTGAGTAAGATGGATATAATAAAGACGGGGCCGTAAGTAATGAGTTGTTTAAAAGAGAAATGCTTGCATTTGAAACCTTATCAACTTCAGCATACTTCTTTGATGAATATATAAAGTAATCTTCAAAAGACGCAGGGTCTTGAAATATGTCATCATACAAACCAAGTACAGTAATGCTAACTACAGTTTCAACTACAGAAGACTTAAATGTCGTAGCGTTTACAACTATATCTCCAACCTTAACTCCACTAGCTATAAAGTCAGCCGTAGAATCCTCTAGCCCAAACGCTATTGTGTTGTCTGTAAACCCTGAAGTTAACTGATTGGTGTAAGCGATAACCTTATTAATCATATATGACAAATTCCCTGTTGTAGTAAGGGATGGCGTATAGAAGTTATTGACATCTGCGCCTGAAGCTGTTTGTCTTGGGATTAAAAAGTCGCTAACTAAAAACTGCTCTAATACCTCAGCCATTGGCTTTTTCACATCGGCATACTCTGTGCCTGAAGTTCTAGTATTCTCGGCATTTATAACCTTATTATAATTGCTATAATACTCTTCGTATAGCTCCATCTGAGCATTTTGTGCAAGCAGATTAAAATCAGATGGCGATATATATCCGTAGTTATTCTTATTAAGAATAGTAAGTACGGTATTTCTTACTGAATTTATCATCTCTTTTTTTTACAAATATACAAAAAAAAGAAGGCACAATTTGCGCCTTCCCTCAATCATTAATCAATCACAAATCAAAACTATGATAACAATGCTTCAAGCATTTTTAATGAATCTATACCCTCATCGCTCTGCAAGAATCTTGCTACTGCATCATAAGGCTCTTCATTAAAAGGAACTGATAGCATCTTTTTCTTATTAGTTGCGGTATTAAACCAAACCTCTTTGCTATTGTTCTTCAAAGTTAATAACTTATTCTCAAAGAATAAACGAACTTTTGCCTGAAATTTCAACTCAGGGTCATTCAATATGTTTAAGAACTCACGAGGCTCGCTCTTAGCAAATACCAAGATGTCTCTCTTAAGCTCTGATGTAGACACTGTTGATGGGTCCTTGCCAAACATTACTCTTGTAAGCATTTCTATTTGGTCTATTGTCAATTGACGAGCTTCAATTAAAGCATCAACTTCAATATTTAATTCTGATACCTCCTGTGTAGCATCTTTTTCTCTATCTACTTCAGAAAACACCGTACCATTCAATGGATGGTAGTGCAAAAACTCTTGTAGCACGGGGTTATTTTTTGGAACAGTCAAGAACCCGTCTTCAAATACGATTGGCTCTATAATTGAATTTCCGTCTTGCTCGTCTTCAAAAGGAGTCTTTTGGTTTACCGCATATCTCAAAGCGCGGTTAGTATTATTCTTCTCATCATACCACATCAAAGGGAATCTAGGATGATTACGCGATGCTAATGTGTAAGAAAGTGGAGAACCTGACTTTAACTTGTAAACTTTACTTGTAGCTATTTTACTTGCCATTTTAATATAATTTAATTTGATTTAAAATAATTTTAAAAAAGCAGGGGATTTTTAGGCCCCCTGCATTATTTATTAACCTATCGACTATCCATAACGGAACAATACGAAGTTGTTTGCACCTAAAGTACATACGCAACGCTCAGAAAGGAAGTTAACCTCCATTGCATCCAAATCGCTTGTAGCAGCACCGCCTGCAGAACCTGTAATCCAAGTTTTGTAGCGTCTGTCTTCAGCTTCAGAAGCTCTGTAACGAACGTGTAAGAAAGGACGCTTAGCGTTCTTGCCCATAATTTGGTCATACACTGAAGTAGAACCTGCAGGAACAAGAAGACCTGTGATTGTACCTGTTGCAGAAGCAGCAGTTCCGTTCAATCCACCTCTCATTGTAGGATCGTTTAGGTATTTCCAATCAGACTTGTAGAAATCGTAACCTCTACGGAATCCTGAGAAACCTAAGTTCAACGCCATATTAACGTCATTGTCAAATAGACCATAAGAAGCAGCATTAGCAGCTCCTGATGTGTTCCATCCGTTCAATGTAGCTAACATATTGTCGATATCAAAGCTCAATCCACGATTAACAAACACAACGTTCTCTTCGATAGAACCTTGCTTGTCTAAACGAGCAACGATTGAATCCCAATCAGAAAGTGAAGTTGGAGTACCGCCACCCCATACATTACCACGATTGTTTACAACGTAGAAGACACCTTCAGAACCTGCAGAACCTGCAACGCCTGTTTGACCTAATGCAGCAATCGCACCTGAACCTACTTCAGCAGGAACAGCTTCAATCATTGCAGTCTCAAGATAATCTTCAAAACGTAAACGAGTCTCGTGCTCTGATTTCAAATACCACAAGTAACCTGCAGCACCGTTCTCAGTAGTTACTTCAACCCATCCAATCTGAGCCATATCAGAACCATTAACAGTGTACTTGTCTTTGATGATGATTGGTTTGTTAGAGTAGATAGAATCTTCAGCTTCTAAAGAACCAACCATACCGCTAGTTCCTTTCTTGAACTCAGAACCATAGATGAATACAGTACAAACTGTAGTAGCACCACCTGCAATAGCAAAAGCCTGACCTGCAGCCTCATAATAAGCAACAGTGAAAGTTGCAGTAGTAGTATTTACCGCTGTAACTACAGCTTTGTTATAAACACCTGTAGTGTTATTTTGAATCATCACAGTTTGACCAACACGAATTGCTATTGCGGTAACGTTTGCATCAGCTACAGTAATTATTGCGGTTGCAGATCCGATAGCAGCACCTGAAGTGCAACTTGTGTATTTAATGTGTAAACGACCTTGTTCTGCCCATTTAACTTGGTCAGAGTTTGAAGGCATTTCAGCACCTACCATTCTTAAGAATGAAGATACCGTTCTATTACCATAACGCTCAAATTCCTTCTCGTAAGTATCAGGAAGATACTGATTCAAGAAATTGAAGTTGGTAATATAGTTTGTTGATAGCGCCAATTGTTCCGGTGCAGGTTGCAACGCAAACGTAGGGCTGTTTAATAAAGCACTTGCCATTTTCTTTAATTTTTAAATTGTTTTAAATACGTTTTATACTGCGGATTTTCAGGCCTTTGCCTGAATCAGGGTTTACCGCTCTCACCTGCATACCATCCTTGCTTTTTGCAACGTCAGGCGACTTTTGCTCTCCCATATTTACATTCTTCATCTTTCTTGTAACATCATCTGTAGCATCAGCCAACCCTTGCTCGTAAAAAAACTTTGCAAACTTATCAGGATTCATTGCAATTGACAAAGACCTGTGGTATCCTTTTGCGTCCTTAATCAAGCCACTCTCATCTAAAAACTTTGCAATAAAGTTAGCAGGTGTAGATTGAATCTTTTTTAATTCAGCAGCGTCTCCCGGAGTAAATGTAAGTTTCTTGTTGTTGAGGTCAAATTCAAAACCTTTGAACTCTCCATCAAACAACTCGTTAGTCTTTTGGTCAAACCATTGACGCTTACGATTGTTCTCATCTTCTATAGTCTTTGCTTGACTTGTATATTCACGATAAGCATTATATTCCTCTTCCTCTTCTTTTGAAATTCTTGCCGTACTTGACTCAAGGGGCAATTTGTATTTCTCTTTCTGAGTGTTGAAGAATTTTTTAGCCTCGTTAATAACCTTCTTTCTCTCAATCTTAGTCTTCTTAACCTTAGATTCGTCATCGATGTCCTCATCATATCTATAATCATCCATCAATGCATCTATATCTTCGGCATCAAGACCTTCTTGAGTAGCTGTTAAGTATTCCTTGACAAGTAGCTCAGGGTCCATAGTTTCGTGGTCTTTTCTTAAATTAAGAAAGTCCTCAAATCCTCTACCCGTTTCTTTCTTATATTTTAAGAAAGCAGCAACGTCTTCAGGTAACTCTTCAGTCTCTTTTCTTTCAGCAACCAAATCATCAAATGAGTTGATTTGCTTGTTATACCTTTTCCCAATATATGAAAGAACTTTTTGCTCATCCAATTCCTCCTCTATTACTTCAGGAGCAACTTCTTCTATTACTTCTTCTTTTTGCTCAACAATGGGTTCTTTTTTACCCATATTTGACAAATCAATATGAGGTATTTTTGTCTCCTCTTTTTGACTACCTTCAACTAACTGTTGCTCAACCTGTTGAACACTCTTTGGTTCAATTACGTCTAATGACTTTACTTTTAATTCCATTTAATTTGATTTTATTTGTTACAAAATTATACAAAATTTGAATACACTTTTAACGAGGCTCAAATTCAGCCAAATCGAATCCATCTAAGCTGTCCTCGTTTGACTCAAAACTTAATGGAGGCAAGTTGTTCTTTCTTTGGTCTATTAGTTTTGATTGCTCTGTATTCTGCTGACTTATTCTTTTTGCCTTTGAATCTTCTCTATCTTTCTCTCTCTTAGACAAGGTCTCCATCTGCATTCCGTGTAGCTGCTGATTGTATTGGAACTCTTCAGCCATCAAGTGAGATTTAAACTCAGCCTCTTTCTCCATCTTCATAATATCAAACTGCACTTCAGCTTGTTTGATTTTCATCTTAGCCTCAGTCTCCATTTGTATCTTTTGCATAGCCGTTTGTGCAGCTAACTGCTGAGATTGCATTTGCTGTTGTGCAGTAATGGCTTGCTTCTGCATAGCCATCTTCTCTTCTCTATCTTGTTTCTTAATCCTCTTAACTTTAAGCAACTGATTAGCAAGTTTAAGATTTTTAATCTCACGTATGTCAATCGCATCTTCAAGGTTAATATCTCCTTTAGATAAAGCCATTTGTATGTTGCCTTCTAACTGAGACTTCTGTTCTTCGTCAGGAGAGATTTCTATGAAAATGCCAAAGTCATAAATATACAAGTCCGATATTTGGTCTAGTATACCAACATTGTACTTTCCTATCTTGTTTACAAAGTCATCCTTGAAGTCAGAGTACTCTAATATATCAGCTACCCTGTAAGTCAAAGCCTCTGCTAATGAGCGATACAAGAATAATCCTGAATCTAAAATGTGTCTTGTGGCGGTATTGGAATTTAAAGCGGCTAGTTTTTGTAGACCAACTAAAGAATTAGGATCAGGATTAGAGCCATCCCTAGCTTCATTTAAGCCTGTTACAGACCTAATCATATCTAAGTAATGATTGTAGTTAGCAAGAAGCATTTGAGTCTTAGCTGCGCCTGAATTTGACGTAAGCTGCGTAATAGGAACTCTTGCATTGTTGAAGTCGCCATCTTGAGTGAAGCTTCTACCAATTACACTACCTGTTTGGAAGTATAACCTTAAAGCGTCCTCAGGGTTGTAAGCATTGCCTGTTCCCAAGTCTACCTCATTCAAACCATCGGCATCTATGAACACACCATCAGGTACAATACGATTGATAACCTGCTGCAACTTCAAGTGAGTTATCTGAATCAAATCAGCAAATGGAATCATCCTTCTACACAAAGACTCAATAACACCCTTATACATACGTGGAGCACAAGCTACATAGTTAGGTATAGCGTGCTGAGAAGCAGACTTAGGTCTAACCATATTATGCGACATCTCCCACTTTAATAGGATGCTGCTACCCATAACAAGTATACCCTCATACCAAACGTCAATAGTCTTCTCTATCTTTTGAAAGTTACCCTCCTCCATCATATCTGTAGGAGGATTAAACGTATCGTCTTTCTCAATTACTCTTGAACCACCATTCTCAAGTATTCTTTTCTTATATACAATCTTCTTTGTAGTCTTATAGTTGAAATAAAGCAACGTGCAAGTATCTCTATAGAACATACTATTCTCATAGAACTGAGCTACATTAAAATAATCATACCACCCACTACTGTATTGTGTTATTCTATCTAAATCTTCGTGAGTTAATGATTGGTCTATCTTCATAAGCTCGGTCATTGGAACCGTCTTAATCTCACCCCAATAAAAACAATCGCTAAAGTAAGGGTCTTCAGTATAACTATAAACCACATTCGCAGGGTCTACATAAGATATCTTTACTCCTGCACCGGGAAGAAACTCGTGCTTTGCAATGGCAATGCCAATAACAGTAGCGTCATAGTCAAGTCTTTTTCTAGTGTCGTCATACTTGTTCTCATCAAACATAGTATTAATAGCCTCCTCTTCTGCAATCTCAATAGCAGGCTTATACTTAAGCTGCATATGCAATTGCATCTCCTCGTCATTCTCAGGCAATTCCTCAGGGTCCATCATAAACGGATCTACGCCTGCTCTGTCTTGTATAATAGTGAGAATATCTTTTGCTGCAGACTGACCTTGTACCGTATCCTGATAGCTATTTCTTTTCTCTTGAGACAATGCATCTTGTGCATATGCCTTGACCTTGAAGAGCCTATTAGACATTCCGTTTACAACAATATCAACAAACTTAGGTATAATAGGCACTGGAGTCCAATCTATATTTAGATAAGACAAATCGCCATCAATAGCCAATTCATTCTTGTATTTACCTATTGGCTGTTCGCCTCTTGCATATAATCTTAATCTATGAAAGTCTCTCCATTGCCCATAATATCTACAAGAGTTGCCGTCTTTCCTAAACCACTCATATTGAATGGCTTGCCCAACCTGTAGTCCAAATTCATCTGAAGCTTTTTGAGAGTCGCTAGCTAGTTGACTTGGAAATGCTGCTGATTTTATGTCTATTACTATATCTTTCATTGAATCAATTGACTTTGATTACCATCATTTCTATATCTTGCGAAGTTAATACTTATTTTCGATTCTTTTTTTTCAGGCATATATAAATGCTTCTGATTAGCCATTATAGCCAACCCTGAACTTATAGCGGCATCAAACCTTGTTCTATCGCTTATGTCAAACTTTGCCCAATCCTCTAATGTCTTCATAAATGGCATCGTTCCCATCTCCTCAGAATCTCTATACTTTCCCTCTAAATCTAATCCCACAAACTTCTCGATATACGACTCAATCGCTGACGCGTGAGATTGCCTTACGTCCTCAGAGCTATTAGGTATGCCTCCTAGCTCACGCTCTGTCTTTGAGAGTTTAGCGAACGGCTTATCAGGTCTGTTCATACAAAATCCTCTATACCCTCTGTTCTTAAAATGATAAAGTAATCTCGGCTTATTATTCTCTGCAAGTATTGGCATACCATAAAATATGCAAGCCATAAGTACCTCTTCAAAAAATATCTCAGCCGTTTGAGGACGAGCAATATACTCTAAGAAGAACTCATTCACAGGACCCTCGTCCATATGGAACTTAGTCATCCCGTGAAGCGAACCATTAGAGCCACGCCCCACTACAACCGCAGATATATCATAGGAGTCACAGCCAAACGAGCCTAGATGCTCATTGCCCGGATACTTCATGCCATTTCTCATATGTACGTTATTCTGATAATGCTTTGGCGGTGTCCAACTAATCAAGAACCTGCCTGACTTGTTTGGAGACCATACCACCTCCGTATCCTTCACCCCATCCTTCCAACTAAAAGAACCACGAGTAATGTAGTGTTCCTTAATCATACTATCATTATAGTCAATCTGATGGTATATCTTAGTTAAATTAAATAACGCTTGCTTGCTCTCGTCTCTAAATGCGTGCGATTCTGTTCTTGGGAACTGACGATAAAATTCATTCAAGGCATCAGAGTCATTTTTTAACGAATCAACCTCTGCCTCCCAATAATCAACAGCTCCATTTATTATCTTCATCCCATCAACGCCTAATACAAACTCACTTGGCTTTCTAAATACAGGCATACCATACCTATCTATAAACCCTTCCATATTCCATTCCATTGGAATAAACAAAGCATATAGTCCGCTCTTAGTTTGTCCATTCTTGTTTCGCGAACTGATTCTTGAGTCCTCGTACAGACTTTTGAAGTTATCGCCACCCTTACTCAAAGCATTTGATGTAGAGCCCATCATACACTTACCTATTATCTTACTGCCTAATCTCAAACAAGTCTTAGTTACTCGCCAATTGTTTAGAATGTTATTTGGCTTCACCCACTTTCCGCTCTCATCGTGAGCTAGGAATAGCAACTTTTCACCATCATAGGAGTTCTCTTCCGTATTCTTCCAATCTATCGTGGTATCTAACCCATCTATGTCGTTGTCATTCACGTCATACATATTCTTCTTGGTAATCTTTGACGCAGGCACACGAAACGCTAGCTCAGTCTTTGGCTTATCCATACCATCCATTACAGGCCTGAAGAAGAATGGCAGCCTACTATTTATTGGGACTACCTTATCTGTAAACATTTTTTTAGCATCAGACCCCGTCTTTGATAAGATACCAATCCGAGCATCACGCGCAAGTGTAGCTATATTGACGCACTCTGATGATGACATAAAGGAAAATCCCGAACGCCTTATCTTTAAGTATATCATACCAAACGCTCTATTGTCTGCTCTACACGCTTCCCAAAATATAAAGTATATTCTATTTGCTTCTCTATAATCAGGATATCCTATATCTATACTCGCCCATTGCAAGTACATCCAATGAGATCCGGTGATATAGGTAGGAGAGCCATTGTTCATAAACCAAAAGCCCCCCTCTCTGTAATCAAATTGACTTTCTATATAGTCAACCCAATCGTTCTTAAATTCAGACGACCTTTCATTCCAATGAAATATGGACTGTATCTTAGTTAACTCTTTAGACAACATTTCCCTCTCCCAATACTGCTCCTCTTTCTTGTTACTTCTTTTAAAGCATTTGTCTGGAGTTGGGGGAAGCCCAATTATTAATCCTGATATACTTACAATCTGACCTATCTGACCGTTCTTAGAGATAACTACGATGTCGTGCTCTTGGTCGTAGCCATACGCCCACCGATTAGCCTTATTTTTCTTGGCTATGATCTCAGGTGCGATGTATCCATCCACCACATTATATATACTATTTAGATCTTCGTTCTGCAAATCCTTGTTTTGTGTCTACTTTACTTACCCCTTTCTCTATTGCTTCTAAATTTTCCTTCTCTGCTTCTATTCTTGTTAGAATCTCAAATGCATCAAATATAGCTAACTTTTTTGTAGCCGCTGCGTTCTTTAGTTTATCGGCAGATAGGTCATCGCCTTCCTCATCGGACGGTTTGAGAATACTCTCTTCAGCCACTTTGATAAGCTCAAGTACAGCCTTATGTCCTGCTTGTATTATTCTGAGCTTTGTTTCTTTACTTGTCATAGTTTATTTATAAAACATTACATAAACAATCCTTCCACTTTCCCATCCTAAGTTAGGATATTTACTGTGAAAGTAATTGCAGGGATACATTACTCCTCTGTTTACCTCATATCCAACTACTGATTGCAAGTCCCACTTGCTTATATCATTAGATTCACTTGCAAGAATTTTATCATAATCTTCAAAGGAAACATCTTCAGGCAAGCATTTTCCTAACTCCTTGTGTTTCCAAAAAGCAGTACCGTGCAGTCCTTCCATTTGAGATTGAGACAAGTAAAGTACTAATGCCCTATCAGGACGCTGTCCATTTATAATAGCATCAGAGTGTATACGCCAATCAGTATCTACCTCGTCTGTAGCCACCCTAAAGAAACTGAATATATTTTGCCTCTCAACTCCTTCTATGTTACTTATTTTGCTGATTACTAAATTATCAAACTCAGGATTACTATTTTGAATCCAAAAGCTTTTGTCTCCTGCTTGCACTTCAATAAACTCATTATCTATTAAAGTATTGTACACAGAATTGTACAACTCTTCGCTTAAGAAGCTATCTACTATGTTTATCATAATTTGATTGTTATTTGATGTTCATACATTCTATATAACTTTTCATCATCAACAGTAAACTCATATTCGCTATCGGGAGCAAAGCACACTTTATCGTTTGGAAAAATGCCTTTACTCATCAGATATTCGTTTGAATATTTGACAATGCCCATAAGTGGCTCTTCCGAGAATGGTTTCTTGATATAAGACTCTGTTGCAGCAATAGGTTTTATAAAACAATACCTATCGTAACTGTTCCACGTGGAACCGTGTTTATACATAAAAAATTGATCAGGCTCAATAAAGAACAAGTCGTCTTTAAAAAAGCTCTTACCGCTCTTTTGCCTACCTTTCATATCATTGTAAAACTTAAATGCATTATGATGCACAAGTAAGGTGTCGCCTATTACAATAGGACCTTTGTAACCTAATGGAAGCTCGATAACTTCAGCAAATCTGTTAGAAAACTTATGGTCTTCCTCAGATGTGCTTACTATAAACTCAACCCCTGCAATGTCCTTTGTGTTATCGTAGCGCTTTCCATTTATAGGTTTAACTATAAAGTAGAATGGTGAACGCATTTAAAAATTTATATTATATTCAATTGAAATTGGAATTGTCGCCGTAAACTCTTTCCACAAAACTACCTCTTCTTTCTCATTTATAATATAGATAAGAAAAGATTGTTTTGCAGTATCGTATTTGATTAAATGTATTTGATGGCTGTCACCAAGAACGGATTGCCCTACAATATAATGCATTGCTCCGTTCTTATAATCAAGACCTATTGATATTTTTCTAATATCCATTAGTTATAAATTCTTACTTCTAAAAAGAATGGACGATTAAATGAAGCGCTTGTGCTTCCAGTAGCTGTATTTATAGATGAAAATGCCATAGCGATATCACTAGCCCTAAATCCTACAACATTATAAAGATTAGTAGATTGTACATATGGAGTACATATCATTACAGATTTATTAACAGTAAATACAGGCAAACTTGAATTTACATAATAACTTCCAAATGTATAAGACAAAGTAATAGCAGCTCCTGTAGTATTTTGTAGTAATTGAACAACATCTACATTAGGAGACCCAAAAACAAATTGAACTATTGCGCTATATACTTTATATGCAGAAGATATGTCACTTGTCAAAGCTATTGTTCCTGATGCATCAGGTAATGTATAAAGCCTGTCTGCTGTTATGCTATTGTAAGATATTCTAGTATTAAATCCACCTGTATTAGAAAATACTGTTTGATTATTAGTTGTAGCAGTAGCTGCCGAACCAAATAAATTTACAAAATTGTAAGTGTTACCTAAGCCTGCGTCTACACCAAAAGCGTTTACATAGCTACCTGAATTTGATTTAAGAGACTCAAATCCAAAAGCATTGTTAAACGATCCTGAATTATCTTCAGCAGCACCTGTACCAAATGCATTCACATTATTTCCTGAAAATAAGCCCCCACCTGCACCTGTTCCTTGTCTATTTACTCCATCAGCTAAATCGTGGTTATTATTCAATACTTGTTGAAGCGTATTAGAACCTACAGTTCCGGGAACTCCTTGAGCACCCGTAGGACCTTGAGCACCCGTAGGACCTATTGGACCTTGTGATCCCTGAGATGCTAATAATGCCCAATGCGCTGTATCTACATTTGGAGCAGTAGTTCCTGATGTTGATAATATACAAAACCAAGACGCCCCACTATACCCAACAGCATCATCAACAACATAAGACGTTCCTGATACCCATGACCCTTGCCAATTCAATCCTGCAGGACCAACAGGCCCAATCGGTCCTTGAGGTCCAACAGGCCCCTGAATACCTTGTTGACCTGCAGAAACAGTAGTCCATATAGGAATATTGCTACTACCTTGACTTACCAACACATCTCCAACAGTACCTGCATAGTTGCTTAACAATAAAAGGTTTGTTATGTCTATATCACTTGTATTTACCTTATTTAGATACATATCTTGAAGATACATATCAAAAGAGCCCAACGCTAAATCCTGTGTGGCTCCTATATATGGCACAAACCCGCTCCCTGAATTTATAAAATTAGCTAACTCAGACACTGTGAAGTTCTTAGTTTCATTATTATTAGCTGAATCTGTTCCAATCATCTTATCACTTCCTGATAACGGAGACTGAGCATTTGTGTATGTTTCTATTCTTGCCATTTCTTATTTATTTTTTCAAAGATACAAAATTATACAAGAGTTAAATTCAAAGCAGTTACAACGTAGTCCCATATAACGGTGTCATCTGCTCCCCACTGTTGAACAATAGATGATGGAATTTCTATATTCCCTACAAAGTATTCTGTAGCACCTAAGTCAGAATCTACACTAATAAGTTTATACTCTACCTTTCCTGACCCATCATCAAAATGATAATCAAAAAAATTAGTTAATGCTAATGTATTAATTTGCTTTTCTCCATCAGGAGACCAAATATTTATTGGTTGAATTTGTCTTGTATTGCTCATAATTTATATTTTAATATGCCCAAGCCCCAAAGTTTGCTATAGTTGCTGATGTTGCACTTAATGTAACAGATGATGATAAAGTTGTTGTTGTTATAGAGCAACTAATTCTTCCACTATTTGTAAAATCTGAGGTATTTACAACTGCACCCAAGTTAGCTCCAATTCCAATTTGAGGAGCTGCTACCGTTGAAGAAGAGTTCCATAATAAACCTATAAAATAAAGTCCTGCAGATGCAGCATAAGTTGAAGAAAATGCTTTACTTCCCATTGTACCAGACGATGCAGTTTTCCAAAGGTTACCATCATCAGCGGAGGAAGCTACAAGCGTTAAAATACCTGCTGAATAAGTGTATAATCCCACTCTATTTTCATTATTAGCTGTATAGTTACCTATAATTGTTTGCATCCATTTAATCCCTGTAAGAGTAGCAGCTTTTGCCAAGTATACTGCTATTAATCTCATTGAGCTACTTGTTAATGAAGCACCTGATGCTACATTTGCAAGGTTAGGTACACCTAACCCCACAGATTTTACTGCACTTCCCATTGCTTGCTGCCCTAATGTAATAATCCAATCATTAGGTAGTGCATTTATTTGCGTCTGTATTGCACTTGTAACTCCCTTTACATAACTTAATTCAGTTAAGGAAGGATATGTAGCTGTTGTTAGGGAAGATATGGTACTGCCTGTTGTATTAAAATAAGCTAATTCATTGTTTGTTCCTGTGCCTGTAACAGGATTAGTTAAAGCATTTTGTTTATTATTAAATGTAGTCCAATCTGCTGAAAGCAATGCACCTCTATTAGATGCAGATGCATTAGGTAAATTGAATGTATGGGAAGTTCCACTTGACACTATCGCAAAGTCAGTACCACTAGTTCCCACACCTAATGTTTGTACAGCTCCTGTAAGAGAGTTAATAGCAGTTATGCCTGTCCCTGCCATTATACCACTCTGTTGTGTTACAGTAAGCACTACAGAAGCAGTAGATGGTGGAGGAGAGCCTGCAGGTTCAAATGAAATAAATACAGATGTATCTGTTGTACTCCAAACAAACTCATAATAATCTCCTGCAATAGGGTCTAATAAAAAGTTCCAAGATGGCAACACATGTCCATCAAGAGAACCATGTTTCTTAGGAACTGATACAACACCTGCTGAACCTGCAACATCAACACCATTCTTTCTAAGCCATATAGTAACATCATGTTCTGCTGCTGTTGGATTTCTAAATTGTGCTGACCATTGAATGTTATATATTCCTGTATTAGCTATTGTAACTCTTGAACCACTAACTACTGTAACTTGATTAGATAAATCAGTCACTCCTAATAGCATTGGGTATCCTGTGTTTATAACAGTAGCAAATTGGTCTGTTACATCAGAGAAAGCTCCATAATATCCTAATGGTGTAGGGGTGGCTGTATTGTTAAGTATTCCTGCTCCTGTTAGTGTAAGACCACTTCCCACACTTATTTCTTCCATCACACCTGTACCACTAGAATATCTACCTACAAGTTTACTTGTAGACATAGACGTACTAATAGTACCTGTCCCTGTTATAGTTCCTCCTGATATAAGACCTGCTGTTGCTATTGATGTTACAGTACCACTTCCCGAACCAAGTTCTATCCATGAACTCCCATCATAATAACTAATTTTATTTGTTGTATTATTATAAACTTGTAGTCCTGTAGATGGAGTTGCTATAGCATTTCTTTGTGTTGTAGTTAAACTTGGAAGTAGGAATCCTCTAGTTGTAGAGTCTAATCCTAACAATATAGATGAATTATTAATTATAGCGGCAGGGCTTCCTCCATCAGAAATTCCCACGCCTTTATAACTATTAGCGGCATAACTATTTACTGCTAATATATTATTATTGTTAGAAGCTAAATATACAGGTCTATTATCTATATTGGTATAAACCTTAAAATAAGATGCACCACCTCCCACAGCTTCATTTTCTAGTCCTGCATTAGGTGTATAAAAATTAGGAGCATACACATTTCCTGTTGCTGCTATTTGCCCTATAACATCTAATGGTCTAGCTGGAGTAGCTGTACCTATACCAAGTCTATTATTAGTATCATCCCAAAAGAAGTTAGCATTGTCTTGAGCAATAGTAGTACCATTTGAAAACAATACTGAACCTGCTGTTAAAGATGGTAGATTAAACTTGCCATTAAATGTATTCCAATCAGTACTTGATAAATAACCATCTGTAGATGTTGTTG